GACTCCTGAGAGGTACTGTTGATCACTGGCTTCTTCCTGTGAGGTCAGTGAATCAACTGTCGTCGGACAGATTCGTTGAGGGTACCTATACCATCGAATCTGTTCATCGGCAATCCGAAGTACTGGATCCAAAGATGGGCAAGTTTGATTGGGAGCAGAAAAGAGTCATCCATGTTCTGAAAGGTCATAGACAGCAATTTGAATTAGACCTTCCGGTTCGAACAGAGGAAATGACTCCTTATCTGGTTGACGGGAGAGTGGTCGATTGTGACTTTAAGTGTAAGAAGGTCCATAAAACTCAGTTTTATGCGCGCCGACTTTTCTTTGGTTCTCAAGACTGCCCCCCCTGTGTCAACCCCCATGATTCTACGGAGCTGTATGCCGGATTCAGGAAAAGGATAGTTCCTATGATGCCTCAGGCGTCTAGGATCTCCGATCTGGGAAAATTTGTTTCAACATGGTTAGAGGAGAATGTTGATCCATTGCCTCCCCTAGAGCATCGAAGATCCGAGCTCTTTGAGGATTGGGTGTCTCGCTCTTCTTCCTACACTGGGAGGAGGAAGGATGAGTTGAGAGGTGCCTTTGAATCATTGAGTAATTGCAACCGCGGACCACTCTGTGATAGGGACTTTGTGATTAAATCATTCATTAAGCGTGAGTTCTACGGATCACCAAAGTATTTGAGGTTGATTAATTCTAGGACTGACAGATTCAAGGTGTTTGTAGCCCCATTTATTCATTTGATTGAGGAGGAATTGTTTCATAGAGGTAGAGCGTCCCATTTCTTTGTGAAGGGGATACCTATCACTGAGCTTCCAAAGTCTTTAGTTAGGCTACGGAAGTTCCCGCATATTCTTGAGACGGACTACTCTTCTTTTGAGAGTGGCTTCTCACCAGAGTATGTTGATAATGTTGAATGTGCACTTTGGAGGCATGTATTGAAGAATAATCCTGAGACCTTAGATGCTGTGATGAGAACCTATTATGAAGAGGTTAACGGTTGTATCCGACCACGGAAAGAGAGACTGTATTCACGATATTACACTGCTCGTTGTGTGGGAGCAAGAATGTCGGGTGAGATGTGGACAAGTCTGGCCAATGGTTTCTCTAATCTGATGAACATTATGTTTCTATGTGACGATCTGGGCGTCCAATTCGATGGTTTTGTTGAAGGGGACGACGGCCTGTTCGGGTTGAGTGAAGATACGCTTAACGAGGATCATTTTGCGGCACTTGGCTTTAAGATTGATATGCTCTATGGGTCAGACCTTAGGCATACTTCTTTTTGCGGCAATGTTTTTGATCCCAGTGAACTCAATTTGGTAGTGAGTCCCGAACAGATAGCTAGGGCGTCTTGGACATGTGCAGCCAGCTACCTACTGAGTAGAAGAAAGAAGAGACTCGCACTTCTTCGTGCTAAGGCTATGAGTCTCTACTGTATAGGAAAACATACTCCGATAGCAGCTGAGTTGGCATATAGAGTGATGACACTTATTGGTGCGGGTGACATCATACTTGAGCCAGGTACACTATACTGGAAGAGTAACATAATGAAGTTGGCGGAAAGTGAAGTGTTTCGACCCCCTGTCATAACTCGCAGAAGCCGTGAGCTTTTTTGGGAGAAGTATGGGTTTTTGCCAGAGGAGCAAGTCGAGATGGAATGTAAAATTCGACGAGCACGGACGCTTCAAGAACTATCCCTCCCTAGGAGATTTATGGAGACCTCGATCCTAGAGTGTGAGAGGATAGGTAGGCACCACTGAAAATGAGCAATACTAGGAATAATATGAGAAACGGGCTTACTCCAACGCCCATG